AAAAAGAGAGTAGGAAGTAGGGTTAAACTACCTCTAACTATATTCTGATTAGTTTAAATAGTTATGTTTTTAGATTAAGACTATTGACTATATCCTCCCCTTTAATAATTATCTTTTCTTTTTATTATTATTTCTTTATTCAAATCATCTATAAATACAGATAAACTTCTAGTTTTTTGTTGTAATGTCAGTTTATTCTTATATTCACTTGATTTAAAATATTTTATCATATCATATATTTTAGAGATTCCTACTGAACTTTTAATCTTATTAGTATAACTATTTAAGGTATCTTCTAAATAAACTGTATAAGTATACTCTGTGTTATTAATTAAAGATAATTTATATTCTCTAGTGTAACTATCTCTAATAATTAATTCATCTTCTCTATATTCTGTAGCAGGTAATATAATTAATTCTGTTGGGTTAATTATTTCTAAAAAACTCAATTTATCTTGTAATATTAATATTTTAATCTCTCTTGACATATTCTTTTATCAACTCCTTTGTACACTCATTAAAATATTCATTTTGAAATATAAATGGAGATTGTGTCATAGCCATTATTAATCCACATTTATTACTTTTAACTATAGTTGGTATTAATATCTCTTGCCATAAAATAGACAAAGATTGTTCAGGTTCATCTATTAGTAATATAATATTATTAATATCTTTTGAATATATTTGTGAAAATATATACAATATTTGTTTTTCTCCTGATGATAAATTATCATAATTTATTTTATTATCTTCTTTCATAGGAATGTTAGATAAAAATTTACTACAACTATTAATAAAATCTACTTTAAGACTTTCTATTATTTTTGTATAATTCACACATAAATTTATATCTACAAATGTATTTTCAGGTGTTATGAATACTATCTTATTGTTTAAACCATACTTACTTAATTCTTGTCTAACCATAGATATATTACTAGGTTTATTTTTTAACCAATTATCTAATTCCTTGTGTGTTATAATTATTTCTTCCCCATAAATTTTTAATTCAATTCTATTAAAATTTATTTTATATAAATTAGGTAGTCTGTCTGTACAAATATAATTTATTATTTTAAGAACAAGTGTTTTACCACAACCATTTTCTCCTATATAAATATTAACTAAATTAGTTAAATCTAATTTCACATCTAATTTACCTAAAAAACCTATAATATTTATATATTCTATACCTAGTTTATTTGTTACCATAATATCAACTCCTTTATCTGTTTTATATATTTATTATAGCATATCCTATTATAAATGTCAAGAAATATATTTATTAAGATAAAATAAAAAGAGATAGATAATAATTTCTATCTCTTAACCTTCAAAAACATAAGCTATGGTATCTGAACCTAATTCTCTATCATAAGTTTCATAATAAAGAGTTATATACACAAATAAATTTATAAAATAAGTACAAGAATATAATTTTAACAAAGTTTCTCTACCTTTACCTATTAAATTCTGTAATTCTAAAGGAAGAACATTTATTTTATAACTATTTCCGTATAAATCCTCGTTAGTTTCTATAATATATCTAACATTTCTACTTTCCTCATACACCATATCTCCACTTTTATATACATTGTATTGAGGATTAGCACTAGACCAATCCCATTGACCTCTTGAAGTATATTGTTTTATTACAGCATTATTTTTTGCATTCATTAAAAGTACATTAGGTTCAAAAAAATCAGGTAAACCTCCTCCTATAGCACTACTAGGAGTATATCTACCTGTTACTACACTAAAATCAAATATTAGCATTTTAGTTTTAGATTGAGATATACTCCAAGATGTAGGACTTATCCAGCTAGTATGTCCTACTGAATATACCCATTTTTGTTTTAAACTTTCAGAATACACTTGCATAGGAGTTCTATATCTTTGTATATTTAAAGTTTGCCCACTAATATTATGTCTATTATATAATTTACTTTCTGTATCAAATACAAAACCACTACTACCTACTATTACCTTTGGGTTAGTAAAAGGTACACCATTACCAAGTTCTTGTTGTATATCTTTACTTATATAAGAACTATTAGGTATATACAAAGTTCTACCTCTTTTAAAAGTCATTAAATTATACCAATTTCCCATTTATATTTCTCCTATTCATATATTACATATACTTTTAAACCACAACTATTATAGGAAACTAAACTATCTCCTAATCTAGTTACTCCTACAATAATTTCATTTTTAGTTGCATTTTTACCTAAAGAAGTACTTACATTTACATTAAAAGAGGTCTGTTTCATTTCATTAGTTCTTACTAAAACAGATTCTGTAGATGGTAAAGTTTGGTATTCCACAGGATGCCAAAGAGTACCTATAGCTCCACTTTGTACCCAGCTAGTTTCCCAATCACTAAGGTCAGGATACACTGTATAATTACTTGAAGAGCCTGCAATATTATAATAAACAGTGCTAACTCCAAAAGGACTATTATCATTATTCCTTAAAAATTTTCTATAATAGGTATTTGTAGTCAGTCTTATTAGACTAGCATTATATACTGTTAAAGCACAATTATTTATATATCTATAAAAATCTGTTTTATAACTATACCTAAACATAGGTTGTACTTTCCAAGAACGATTGTTTACTTTTGTAATATTAAAAGTAAATTCTCTTAAACCTAAAGGTGCAGTCATATAATCAAATACAGGAAATATTTTTATATTATTAGTATTTTTAGGTAAAATAAAAGTAAAGTCATTAGAGGAATTAACTGTATATACTTCCATAGCATTAAGTATATGTTGAGTTTCCCAAGAACCAGTAAAATTTGTTGTTAAAGGGTATTCATAGGGATAATCTGATAAAACCAAATCATCTTCTATACATAGAACATAAGCAATACTTCCATTATCTACATCTTGAGTTTGCACTTTATAAGTATTATTTCCTAACCCTACAACAGATAAACTAGCTATAGTAGAGGGGTATACACCTTTAAAATGTTTATAAGTAGGTATAAGTTGAGGGTTTACCCAAGTTTTATATCTGCTTACACTAGATAAATTAAAATTTGTATTAACTTTTACTTCTATTATATCTATTTGTTTAAAAGCTTTTATTGTGTACCAATATCCATTATAATTAGGCATAGTTAATTACTCCTTGCTTGAACATATATTACCCCATTTTGTATAACTATTCTTCTATTAGAGGTTTGTTCTGTTGTACCATTATAAACTATTAATCCTTGTCCTCCAAATAAATTTAACAGTCCAGTAATTGTAGTCTGTCCGTTAATCTCTACATTTTGACCTCTAACTTTAAAATCCCCATTTACTAATGTTTTACCGTTCAAAGTTATAGCTCCTGAATCCACCTTATTCTTTGTTTCATTAGCTGTGGTATCATCTGTATATTTAGTAGCTAAAATCCAATCTTCAGAATGAAATAACTCTCCTACAGTTCTTGAGGATACTGATATATATAATTCTTGATTTCTTACCCAAAAATCTCCTCTATTGTAAGGAGTATTAGGAGTATTTACCCATATAGTAGCTTTCTTTTGTGCTATTTGCCTTGCTATATTATCCTCTGAACTTGCTTGTAAGGAGTTCCATCTAGTACCATTCCATCTCCACATTGTTGTATCGTCAGATTTATACCAAATATCCCCTGTATGTGCTTTTTTACCTTGTTCTGTTGTCCAATTTATTGCTGGGTCATTAGGTTGATACCAAGATTGTATTTTCCCATCAGTTTGTTGTCCTATTGTTTCATCTACTAATTTTTTAATATTATCTATTCTAGTTTTTACATCTTTAATTGCCTCATCTTTAGCTTTATCTGATGATTTTTGTATTATTTCTGTTAATAAATCATTATACTTTTCATAATAATTCACAAATACCTTTCTAAATTCACTAGATACTACACTAGAAGTTATATTCATATCTGTTAATAAAGGAGTTGTAAAATCTATTACTTTTTGTTTTAAATTTTCTACTGTTGTCATCTTTGTAGTTAGTTCAGGAAATACATCAGCTTTATTTTTTAAAACACTATGATTAGCTTTTAATACCTCTACTTCTTTCTTAAGAGATTGTTTTTCCATTGGTGTAATTTTATTATCTCCACCTATATTTTCAATATTTACAATAGTGTCTGATACATATTTATTTAAAGATTTAGATATATTAATACTATCTTGAACATATGAATTAATATTATTAAATTGACTATCCCAATTTCCATTATGATAAAAATAAATAATATAATTATTATCTATATCTACCCATAAATCTCCTGTTTTTGCAATACCTTTTGGGTAATTATCTACAAAATGAATTTTATTATTGTTTTCAACTTCTAATACATTATTACCTAAAATTTCACTATTTCCATTATTATTTATATAAGTATGTTTATCTACTACATTTATAAAAATATCTTTGTTTCTCCATACAGTAGGGGTATTAGCACCTATAAAGATATATCTACCATTTAATGTAGATATAACATATGGTTCTCTAACATCTTCCCATCTATTATGTCTAAAAGATTTACGAATTAAACCTTCATCAGCATTAAACCAAATATCCCCTTCTTTAAGTTGATAGTTAAAATCTGATACAGGTTCGTTAGTTTGATGAAACACTTTTTGTCCTGTTTTAGCAAAAGTAGGTGCAGAATAAAAAGATACCCAAGTATTATTTTTTCGTATGTATATGTTATTATTATCATCTGTATCTACCCAAAAATCATTATCTTGGATACCTATAACTTGAGGTTCATTTGAATATATTATTTTAGAAAATTCTAAGTTATTCTCTAAACTACCATCTCTAGTAGATAGCCAATTTGCACCATCATATACATAAGGTCTATTTCCATTAGCAGTGTCATACCAAATATCTCCCTTTTTAAGTCTAACAGTAGCACTATTTATAGGTTTACTACTATCTCTAAATACTCTATTATTTTGTAAAGCATTATAAAGGTCATTATCACTGTTTTGGTTAGCTTCTCCTACTTGGAAATTACCTTTAAAAGTAGCCCCATTAATCATATCATAATGGAAATAGTTTTTATTATCCCCTATATGTATTCTTCTACCATATAAAGTACCATCTACATCTGTATGTATTGTTATAGCTAAGAATTTTACTTTTTGTCCTGCTAATATTTCATTATAATTTGTAGCATACATTTGTCTTTTTCTAATCATAGCACGATATTGTAAATCTGAATTTACTAATATCATCTCTCCATTAATATCTACCACAAATTCTATACCTTTACCAAACAATTTATCTTTATATTCAGCTTGTTTAGTACCATCAAATCCTTTAAACCAGATATATCCATTATTATATTTCTCTACGATAGCAGAAAATTCCTTTTCATCTATCTTTGCTACCCATACTTGACCAACATCATCATCTTTTATTGAATCTGATTGTCCATTACCTAAATTTTCTGTACCTGTATTAGAATACTTAGGTATTTCAATAGGTTTATATTCCAATACATTTTTAATATCTAAAGAATAAGATTTAGTATTCTTTTTATTTATATTTAAACAGTCTAATTCTACATTATTAGTATCTGAACTAATCTTAACAGATAACACTATCCACTTATATGTATCTTTATTTATATTAGTAAATATAGGGTCATTAATAGTTATAATATCTAAAGGTTCTATATGTAGTGCATTAAATAATTTTAAAGGAAGTTTATATTTAGTAGTTTCATTAGAGGTTGCATTATAATTATTTAGTATATAGCCTAATAACTTCTCTATCTCTGTTTTTTCTAATAATCCTTGACTTCCTATATCATAGTTCTGCTCTTCGTATAAAGATTTTGAACTTTCTCCTGTTTTAGTTCTATCACTAGATACTCCTATAAAAGATTGTTTATGTTGTATAATAGGATTACCTTTAATATATAATTCTTGTAAAAATACTACACTTTCATTAGGAAATTTAGTAAATTTATATTTTTTACCATAATTTCTTTTAGCAAAAGGACTATCTACAAGAATATAATGATGTGTTTCTCTACCTACTGTTTCTGAATATTTACCTTTAATTGTCCATCTAATACCTTTTAGAGTATTATTGTACTCTTCTAACTCTTGTTGTGTAGGATTATCTTCAGGTTTGTTGACTATTAATACATCTCCTATATGATATAAACTAATATCAGATACTCTTAGAAATTGATTTCCTTTTCTATCTAATTCTTGGGCTATAAAAAGTTGATTTTTAGGTATATTTCTTGTGTTTATCAATATAAGAGTAGCATCAATATTTTTATCACTGTTTAAGTTTTCTTCTACTGTTAATTGTAAATCAGAATTATCAAAAGTAGTATATTCAGCTATCCAACCTTCTTCAAATTTCTTTTCTGTAATATGATTAGACAATATATAAATAGGAGGGTATGTAGTAGAACTGTGAGATTGTGCATATTCCATATTATATTTAAGATTTTGATTATCCCATACACCAAATATTTTATTTATATCCTCTACTGTACCACTATAACTACCTACTTTAAGATTACTAGCACTACCAAAAGTAATATCTATTGTTTCTCTATAAATAGGTTCTCCATCTACTTTTGGAAGTATAGGATAATCTAGTGCAAATTCTCTTGAATGTCCTCCTATATTTCTATTAAATCTAAATATATCAGGTAATTCAAATCTTACATAATATAAATCCATAGGTTTAGATACAGTATTTAATAAGTTATTAATATATTTTTCTTTTCCTTGAACTAATAAACGATAATCTTTATCCCAAGCAAAGAATGTTAATTTAACTTTATTAGGTGCTTCTTTAATAATAACTTTACCATAAAACTCCGTATAGGGTGCAAAAGTACATTTAGCAAGGACATAATCCCCTATTGTACTACTTGTAAATAAATCATTATTAGGTATTGTTATTTCTAATGGATAATAAGTTTGTCCACTAAATCCTAGCATTTCATTAGACATAAAAGCATTAGGTATTTTCTTTTTAAAGTTTACATAACACCTATCTAAGTCATCAAAATTATATAAAGGTAAATTAGAATAAATATCTCCTTTTACAGTATTAAATATAAGTTTATTGTCATCATTTACCATAATATCACTTATATTTGTGCTGAAATGGTCGTCTACTTGTAAATTATCTATGAAATAATCAGTAAATATTTTAATTCTTTCAAACTTATCAAAGGTAAATCTAATAGCACTATGTTTACAATAAGCTTTTAATAATTCATTAACCTTTTTAAAAGATTTTAAAGCTATTCTATTAACTGTTATAGTTCTATTAGGGTCTACTCCAGTAACATAATATACCTCATTATCTTTTAATCTAAAAATAGTTTTAAAGAACTCTTTTGGTTGCATATTCTTTAAAACTTTAATACTAGATATATCTTGATTATACCATTTATATAAATAATTTTTTAATGTTATTGTAATTCTTTTTATATCTGATGATGTTCCTGTGGCAAAACTAATTTTTTCTACTATTGCTAAATTTTTAAGTACCATATCATTATTTTGTCCTTTAAAGAAATATACAATAGTTTTCTTATTATGTACTTGATATTCTTGTATAGTAGATAAAGGACTCCATCTTTGAAAATTATCTGTAAATACTAAACTACCATTAGATAAATCTACTGAAAATAAATCTGAACTTGTATTAGTGGCACTGTCTGTGAAGGAATAAGAGAGTACATCTGACCCTTGATTCTCATAGGTAAGTATTGTTACTAACCTACAATGTTTACCTATCAAAGTTTCAGTTGCTTGTGTGTAAAATTGTTGTCTAATTACATTTATATGACAACTATCTTTTTGTTTCCCGTCTATTGTATCTTTAGTAGTATTATCTATACTAAATATCTTAACTATTTCATCTCCAACTACTAAATATTGGTTCTTATACTGTGTTACAGGTTCTTCAAGTCTAGTAGGGATAACTAATGTATCTGTCCCTATTAGAGAGTGTATAACAGTGTCTAATGGCTTTATTTTGATATTTATATTAGATAATGCTATAAGACTATTTAAAGTTATATCATTACTTTCTGCTAATTTTCTATTCAATCTTAACCTCTTTCCATTAAAACTATATCTCCAGTAAAATATGTTACCTCATTATTTTCAGGTTCAGCAAGAGTATTTTGATTTAATCTTAATTCCTCTCCATCTATAAATAAATCGGTAAATATTTTATTGGTATTTAAGTCAGTCAATATTATTCCATCATTAGCATAATTAAATATATCTACTAAAATATTATATTGACTTTCTAATATTTTTGCTATTGTTATTGTTATATATTTTCTATTTGCTACTTTCTCATTGATTATTCTACCTGTTATTGTAGTAGTTTTTTTAGCATTTCTGTGAGTAGGTACTACATTATGTGTTCCACTACAATAACAGATAAATTCATCATTGAGAGTTTTAATCTCATACATTATTTATTACCTAACTCCTTAACAAATCCTATATCTTTTAAAGTATAATAATTTATTTCTTTTAAATATAAATCTCCACACATATTAGTAATTCCTATAAGTATAGGATTATCATATCCCTTGGCATAAGCTAATAGTTGTTTATTGGGATTTTGTTCTCCTTTTTTAATCTCAATTATTACATCTCTTTTACTCTTTTTATCTTTTGCTAATATATCTATTTTACCTATTTTATCTACACATATCTCTTTACCTACAAATTCATAATCAGGAAATATTTTATTAAAATTTTGTATAATATAATCTTGTATTTGTTTTTCTGATTTTGAATTTTTCAGTTTAGATATATCATAAGAATAAATATCTTTATAATAATATATACTTAATTCTTCAAAAGAAGAAAAGCCAAAATTATCTATAATATAATTTTTGACCTTTGTTAAATTATATTTATTAATAATTTTAATATCATATAAAAACTCAAATAATTCATATATTTGCTCAAAATCTTGACAATTAAGAAATAATTGTAATATTTCTTCAAAATTTAAAAAATTAATAAGATTTTTAATATCTTCTTTTATAAGGTTTATTAAATATATATTACTTTTATATGTTTCTAATATGTTAGATGTACTACCCACATTAATAAAAGGTTTACATTTTAATTCATAATTATTATTAGATTGAATTAAAATAATAAGTATTCTTAACCAAAATTTACAAAGATAAGTATTATCTCTAAAGCCATAAATTCTTTGACAAATTTCCTCAATTAAATAAGATTTTACTTCCTTATATTTTATGGTTTGTATATAATTTTCTATGCTAGTTTTTAAATATAATAAATAATCCTCTTTACTATATTTTTTATTTGCAAGTTCATCTACAATATATTTTGTAGAGGGTCTATCTCTATACCGAATATAGTATTGTAAACAAGAATTAATACTATCCAAAGTTCTTATAAATATTTTATCTTTTTTGTACTTCTTAGAATATTGTTTATATCTTGTTAATTCAAAATAATGAATAACCTCTTTATATTTTACTATTTTCTCTCATCTCCTCATAAAACATTAGCAAAATTTTTTGCTTTTGTTAATTTTTATTTGATTTTATTAGAAAAGTTATCTTTGACTTCTCTAGTTTATCTCATTATAACATAAAAGAAATCATTTGTCAAGTATATTTTATCCATAAATTCCATTATTATATGTTCCACTATTATAAGGTCTATTAGTTAATTGAGGTTGAGTACCAAATTGTATTTCATATCTACCATCACATTGTATTTCTATCTCTACTGTATTTTTCTCTTTTGCATAATCTTTCTTATAGCCACTTGTAACTATACAATTAGGATATATTTCCATAGTTTTAGTATTAGGGTGGTTTAAAATCACTCTAAAAGTTTTACCTAATAATTCATTTCCAAAATCAGTAAAATTCTCTCCTACAAAGTATGAAAGAGTTAGTTTAGGTATCATATTTGTTCTAATTATCTCTTTTCTTCTTTCATTACCAAAAGTTTCATTAGTTATTTCCTCATCATATTTAAGACTTTCATAGTTTATATGCTCTCTAATATTATTAGTAGTGAAATAACTCTCATCTTTAAATGTAGTAGAATTAAAGAATTCTTTAACACTTAAATAATGTAGTTCTATTGGTGTTGTAATAGTTTGGTCTGTTTTATATATTACAATATTAACTGTATTATATACTAAATCTAGTTTATTTCTTAATTTTTGAGATAAAGTAATAATTTGTCCTGTAATAGAATATTCACTATCTTTAATTCTATTATTATTAATATATAAAGCAAATAACGAATAATTGGAAGGAATATCTATTGTGTAATTAGAGTGCAATTTTTGATTATAAAGAGTTTTAGCACCTATTTTATATATAAGTTGTTTATTCCATACCATTTTATAAGAGGTATTACTAGATGTACTATTTATAAGCATATATTTATCTTTGTTTGATGTATATATTAGTAAATAATCTGTTGTTACACCTATAACACTGTCAATTTTTACATCTCCTACATTAATCTTACTCATTAAATTGTTATTATTCTCATCTTTTTCTAATATTCCATTTTGATTTATAGTAGATGTAATATGTATCTTAGTTGTATTGTAAGGCTCTATATAGAGAGATTGTGCTGTTAGATTTTCAGGTGTACCTGTTATATCAATCATATTGTTACTCCTTGTTATAATAGGGTATAAAGCCGTTAAATAACATTATACCCTTTAAATATTATCTTATTTTTCCTAAGTCTATTCCTTTATCTGTTTTTAAAACCTCTATTGTATCATTAATAGTGGCTTGAACAAATTGTTTTACTTCAGCTTGGGGTATTACTACACCAGCATTCACTTGTCCTGTAATATAAAAATTATTAATTACAGTTTGAGATGTTCCAGTTTCATATTTAATTTCATTATTATTGTTTTGATAATTAATATCTTTATTGAAATTAAACATATCTCTAATTGCAGTTAATTTTCTTCTTTCAGTTTCAAGTTGTAATCCTGTTGACATTGCCATTTGAGATATTTTAGATAAATCATTTAAGTTCATATTTCCTCTTAAAGTCTTATCTAATTGTTCTGATAAATCAGTTAATTTAGTTGCTAAAAATTTATCTACCAATCTTTTAGACATTTCTTCCCCAATAGTATTACCTACAAGAGTTCCTACACTTGTTAATGCACTATCTACCTCATTAGATTGTATAGCAGTTTTAAAATTTTCAAACATTGATTGTTGAGTCTTTGTTAATAAATTTAAAGATGACATTTCTGAAAAAGACATACCTTTTTCTTTTGCTACTTTTTGTAAACCTATTAAAGCACTTGTAAAAGTATCTGTTCTCTCTTGTGCTTCTCTAAGTAAATCCACTACATTAGAGAAAGGTTTTCTCATTTCAGTAGCAATTTTATTCCAAGTTAAATCTCTACCTTGTTTTTTTAACTTGAATAATAAATCTCCTATATTTTTAAATTGTAATTCTAATCTTCTAGCACTATTAGAGAATACTGTATCAAAATATACTTGAGTCATATTATCTAATAATCCCGTTACATAAGGTTTCATAGCACTAACAAAAGAATTTCCTGCTGTTTTACCTGTATCTTTCCATTGTGTTAAAAAGTCTTTTCTAACATCAGACATAATAGTAACCATTACTGACATTTGTTGTGCAAGTTCTTTTATTTGTTGTGTAATTCCTTCTGTAATAGTAACCCCAGCATCTTTATATATTTGAGTTAAATTCTTAACTAAATCCTCTTGTTTAGATACACTAAACCCACTAAAAGATTCAAAAGTAACTCTATAAGAAAATTTATCTAGCATATCTTTAATTGTTATCATAGATGTAACATAGTTATCTACTATTTTTGCATATTCTTTAAAGTTATTTTCAATACCTTTGTTATAAGATTTAAGCCATTTAGAGAAATTTTCTAATTCTTTAACTGACATATCTAAAATTCCACCATTAAACCCATACTCTTTTAACAAGGCTTGTGTAGATAATTGATGATTTTCTAACCAAGTAACAGTAGACTTTCCAGTCAACCAATTTCCTGTTTTTCTACTTTCTTGTGTCATATAACTAGCACTACCAAAATCTCTATTGACATTAATTATACCATATAACTTTTCCATACCACCAGTTATTCTAGCAATATTATCAATAGTAGGCATAGAAGAAAATATACTTATCATAGATTGATTTAAGTTCAATAAATTAGTATTAAGACTTTCTAGTCTAGTAGCTACTAATTGTAATTGTCTAGTGTTTTCTTCATATTGTTTTTTAGCTTGTTCTGTTTTTTTATCAGCTTCCCCTTGTTTCTTTTGATTTTTCTTACCAAGCATACCACCAATTAATGATAATCCTGTACTAGCTAACATTCCATAAGGTCCTGCCATACCCAAAGCACTCATACCTAATGAACCTAAACTTCCAAACAATTGGGAAGTTTGGTTATTTAGACCTAAAGCACTTGTAAGCATACTACCAACTTGTGTATCTGCATTTATATTTTTAAAGAACTCTCCTAATCCACTTAGTTTTGATAACCATTCTTTTGGTAAGAAATTTTTACCTTGTTCTGACATAGAACTAGCATAATTACCTAATCCTTCAAATAAACCTCCAAGTCCAGCACCAAATCTACCTGTACCACTACCCTTCATAAAATTAGACATTTGAGAAAAACCTTTTTGAGCCACAGTATTTTGTGCTTTTATCTTTTCTAACTTTAATTGTTCTAAAGATACACCTTTCTCTTGTAATTCTTTTATCTTTTCTCTTAATTTTATTTGTATGTCTAGTTGTAATACAAGTTGTTCCATTTCTTTTTCTTCATCTTGAGTTAATGCTAGTCCATTAGCTTTTTTATCTTGTAATGCTTTTAATCTTTTTTCTAAATCTTGTGTATCTGTAATATCTAATTTAGCATACAAAGTTAAAGCCTCTTGATTAATTCCATCTGAATTAAGTAAATCTCTAATAGCATTTTGCATTTCTTCACTTAGGTTAGATAAATTAAGATTTCCTATACTATTTTTAATATCCTCAAATTTTAACTTAGTAATATCTATACTATTAGCTAAAACAGAAAAATAATCCATATCTGACAATTGATTCATATTATATAATTCTTTTTTATAAGCTATAATACTATCTATGGCTTCATATTGTTTATTTTTGACATCTTCAATAGCTTTTGATAACATTTCAAGTGAGTTAATAGCAAAATTATCATATTTATTTAGATAAGACATATAACTATCATATAGTTTAGCTAATTCTTGTTGTTCTTCTCTAATAGCTTGTCCATTTTTTCCACTAAGAGTACCCATAGCAGTAATTTCTTGTATTCTAGCTTGTATTCTTGACATAAAGGCTTCATCTGATTCATTACTACCTTTTTGAATATATTGTTTACTTTCTAATGTTAATCTATCTTTTGTAGCCTTTAGAGTGTCTAATTCAAGTTTAAGTGATTTTTGTTTGTTTAAATATTGTTGATATTCTTTTTCTAACCCTTCTTTACCTATTAATAATAAAGACTGTTCTAATGCAATACTTCTCTCTTGAAGTTTTACATATTCCATTTTATATTCTGTTTCTTTTTTAGCTCCACCACCTGAACCTTTAGATTTTTTAGAATTTTTATTAGAGTTTATTCTCCCATCTTGTATAGCTATTTGTTTTATTAGGTCTAATTCTTCTTCTCTACTTTTTTTACTAGCCTTTAAAGAACGCTCTTTAATATTATCATCCATATTCCTATCATATATTATTTCTGCATCCTTACTAGCATAAGCATTTATAACACCTTGTGATAGATTTCCATAATTCTGTAGTCTTGCCATATCAGTAGAAGTAGCCTTAGACATATCAATATTTAACTCTTTAGCTAATTGAGAAAATGAACGAGGTTGAGTGGCATTTTTTATATAATTTTGTTTCTTTTTTTCATTTTCAATAATTCCATTATAATATGCTTGTTCATCTTCATATTTTTTTATTGTTTGTCTTGTTTCTATATCTATAACTATTTTATTTTTTAAACTATTTAATTTATTTTGAAGAATATCTACCATACTTTGAGCTTCTTCAATCTTACTATTATCTAAATTTAATTTCCATTCTTTAGCAAAATTTGCATCCATTAAAGCAAAAAATTTTTCTGTATGAGTTCTCCAAGATATTACTTTTCTTGTATTTACATCAAAGTATTCTCCTGTTTTTGCTAATTCAGAGTTTACATTATTAACATATAACTCAACTGCTTGATGACTTCCATTTATAGCCTCATTATAGTCTTGTATATAAGTGTAAGCTTCCTGAACTTTATCATTATATTCTTTCATAGATTCAGTTAAAGTTTGGATTTTACTTTCATACTCTCCTAATGGTTTAGTAGAATTTGTAGTATATTCCTCCATAATTCTCATAGCTTTAGCTACATCTAAAATCTCTTTATCTCCCATTAGTTCACTAAATTGTTTTTGTAAATTTTTCTTTAATTCTGTATCTCCCTTTAAATCTGCTATTTTAAATTTAACTGCAATTTCTACTGGTAACATATCTTTATATCTTGACATTTGACCATTTCCCATAGCAGAGTTCATTTTGTCTGCAATTTTATTTCTAAAATCATTCAAATAATCTAATTGTTCTTTCTGAATAGTATCTATTTGAGATTTTATTTCTTTTAAACTATCCTCAGTTTCTACCACAGATTTTATTTTTAATTTATACTCCTCTTGTGAATCTAAGGCTTTTTGTTGTTTTATAATTAATTCATTAATTTGTTTGTGTAAGTCAGACTGTTCTATAGCTAACTCTACAAAACCTTTAAATTCAAATTCATATGATATAGGAGTTTCTGCATTACTTCTAATACTTGAAATAATAGCTTGAGTTTTTGCAAGGTCTGCTGTTAAACTATCTAAACCTTGAGTAACTTTTAAAGCAGATTGTAAATTCTCCTCTTTCAATTTTTGTACATAATAATAAGCGAAAGATAGGCTAGTTACTGCTATTCCTATCCAACCTACCCAACTACTTAATGCTTTCGTTAATCCACCTTTTAACATATCTGTAAAATCTGAAAAACTAGATATATTAGCTCCTAAATAAAATTTTAATTGACCTAAAGCTATTCCTACTGTAATTAATTGTTTAGTTAAATATGCTGTACTTGTACCTGTACTTACAATACCTCTAGCTATATTATCAAAAAATGTATTAGGGTTTTCTTTTATTAAGTTGTTAATAACATATAATAAACTTGTAAAAGTACCTTTAACTAAATCTATACTATCTACAGAAATACTTGTCATATTATTTTTAAATAATTCTATTTGATTAGTTAAAGTAAACATTTGAGCTTCAAAATCTTGCATATAGTCTTTACCTTTTGTTACAGTATCAACTATATTTTGAATATTACCATTTACTTGTCCTAAATATACTTCCATATCTAAAGCATGTCTTTGAGTGAACATTTTTTGAATTGTTTGTCCTGTAACTACACCTTCAACTTTTAATTTAGACATTAATTCTATAGCTAATGGTAAATCTTTTCTTGCTAATTGTGAAAGTACATCTGCATTTAATACATTTGATTGTGTACCTAATGCTTTCATATATTTATCATCTAATTTATAATCTTTTGTATCTTTGTTAAAAAGTCCTCTTGCTGTTTTCTCCATAGTGATTAAACGAGTAAATAAAACTTTTACCTTAGTACCTGATTCTGAAGCAGATTTTCCCAGATTATTCATTACTCCAAGTCCTACAGCACCAACTTCAAGTAATTCTTTTTTATACTTAGCTAATTCTTCTCCACTTCTACCACTAGATTGTGCTATTGCTCCCAATGAACCTGCTACTTGGTTCATACCACCACTAATACTTTCCATACTAGACGCAGTTTGTATAGCAGTAGAGTGTAAAATGTTTAAAACATCTTTTACTTGTTTAGATTCTATACCTAAAGATACCATTACTTTAGTTACTGTTTTAGCAGTATTGTCTAAATCCTCTCCTGTAGCAACAGATAATTTAGCAGTTTCTCTAGTTATTTCTAATGCTTCTTTGTAAGACCTACCTGTTCTTACTAAAGCATCTGCTGTAGTAATTAATTCATTAACATTTTTAGGTATTTCAGATGATAGCCCTAAAAATTCTTTTAAAGTAGCCCTCATATCCCCTAAACTCTTGTTAGAAGCTATATTTAAGTTAGCTATATTAGATTCTACCTTAGTATAAGTACTAACTTTATCAAATAAACTTAAAAACGATTGGTAAGTTAAACTAACAGCACTTAAACCTATTTGTAGTTTAGCAAATGCACTTATGACTTCATCTACATTTTCTTTTACTTTTTGAGGTTTTTCATTAAGTTTTTTATTTGTTTCTTCTGTACTCTTTTTAATTTTTACTTGAGCTACTTCTATTCTATTTAACTGTTTAACTATAACAGACTCATCTACTATACTTAACTTATAATTATTAAGATGTGACATTTTATCCTCTACTTTTTGTAATAAATCTAAGATTGCTCTTATACCATTAGCTACTTTAGTAGTTTTTATGGACATCTCAATGTAGGTTTGTCTACTCGCCATTTAACCCCCTATTTATTTTCTTTCTTTAAATTTTCATATTGTATTTTTTCAACTTCATATTTCCTAGATAAATAAGCTCTTTTGGTTTCTATTTCTCTAAAACTAAATTCACTCATACATTTACCTATGTTTTCTTTAAATATTACTCCATTACCAAATTCTGAACACACTTGTATAGACATAAAAGCTTCAGATAAATGTTCTGTCTTTTTACCATTTTCCATTTCTTTATGTAATATATCTAAAAATTCTGTTATAAGTTTATTTTGTTCATCTACAATATATTCTCTTAAATCATATAATTCTACCTCTGTTAATTCTAATTTAGCAATAAGTTTATTCAATTCATATATATCTTTTACTCTATATTTGTCATATATTAAATCATCTTTTATAAATTCTATATCTGTAAATTCTAAAATATCAGATTTATCTATTAAAAATAAATCTAAATCTATGAAATTCAATATATCATCCAATAAATTTTTTAATTTCTTATATTCTAATAATTGTTTATATTCTTTACTTAATTTTGTTTCATTTACAGAGGTATCTTTTATATCTTTTATATGAAACAAAAAGGGAAGAGTTATATCCCCATCTAGTTTAAACTCTCCCCTCCTTATTACTTCTAATTTGTTGAATATACTCATTTTGTTTTAGCCTTTGTAGTAGCCTTTTTTGAGGTTTTATTTTCTTCTTTGACTAATTTATCGTCTAATGGTTCAGAAGCTTTTAAATTGTCCTCTAAGGCTTTTATTTCTTTTTGTCTTTTTTCTAAATCTTTTTGTAGACTAAGTAAAGTTTCTTCTCTTTTTTCTTTTGGTAAACTATCCATTATAGACCAAAATTTAAAAGTATCCATTTCTCTTGTTAAATCTTTTATATCTGTTACTTTAGCTTTAATTAAAGATACTAATTTATTTAATAATTCTATCATTTCAGGTTGTGAAAGAACATCACAGAAAAGTTCTAATGCACCTTGATAATTACCTTTTTCAAGTCCTAAATCCTCCCATAAAGTAATTTCTTTACCTTCTTCATTTTCAAATACACAATCAAAATCTATATGTAATAAACTATCTAATAATTTTAATTCTAACTCTCTCTTTTTAAATTTATCTTTATTTTTGGTATCATCTATAACCATTATTAAAGCAGTATCATAAGCTAAATCAGGTCTTTCCTCTCTATACATTCTTTTAGTTTCTTCTGATAATAGTCTAAAAGGTACTGTTTTGATACAATCTTTCATATCTATATCAGGTAATTTAATACTTGCTTTTAAACTTAATACCTCATTGAATGGCTTAATTTTAAATGGTAATTCTAAACCTTTTAAATTCTCGTGTATAACTCCTAAATCTACTACTATTGTTTTATGATTAGTTTCTCTTATTTCTTTAAGTCTTTTTGCTAATTTCATTGATTTTCTCCTCTTATAAAATTAAGGATAGGATAAATAAATACCCTATCCTTATGAATTAAATATTATTAAATTGCATCTACTGTTTGATAAGGGTTCATATCTTCTAAATTTCTATCGTATACAAACACTTTACAAGCATAAAATTTATTTCCACTACCTAATGCAAAGTTTACTGCTTTTCCAGTTAATCCTGTTCCATCTGTTTCTCCTACAACCACTATTGCATTTTGTTCAGTAAAAGTAGTTCCAGTATCTGAAAAGTATCTTGCTTTTATTCTAGTATTTTTCTTTAATTTTCCTTTTAAAGTAGCACTTCCTTTTGAGAAAGTAATATCTCCAGTAGCATTAACTTTACAAAGTAAAGGATTAGTTACACCAGTAATAGTTGTTGCTGTAGATGGGTCTAACACTATACCATCTACTACTATTTCATCTAGTTCCTCGTCTACATTTAATTTAGATGTTTCTCCAACTTCTAATACATAGTCATCTCTTTCCCAAGTATCACAAAGTCTATTTCCACTTACTGTATAAGTGTTTACATCTCCCTCATCTTTTGTCATTCCAGTTGTTGCTATTAAAGGCATTATCATTACATAAGTCTTATTTGCTACAACTCTAAATTCTAAACATACAGTTTTATTGAATGTATCATAAGCATTTCTGAATGTATTTTTTCTTGTTGCTATTTTACCTGTTTTAGGGTCAACTGCTCCTGTAACCTTAATTTCATCTGCTTCTAATCCAAATAATGCTTTAAAAGGTAAGTTCATTTCATTTGCTTTTGCTCTTGCAGTTTTAGATTTCATAGTTCCATTAGTACCTACTATTGTAATTATTTCATCATTTCCTACATAAAAACTTTCTCCTTTAAATACAGCATTAAGTACAGAACGATTTACCCCAAATGGTGCATTTTTTCTAACAAAGTTTAAATCTTCTTTCATTTGTATAGAAATTTCAGCACTTGGGTCTTCTTCATCTAGTATTGTTGGGGCTACATTTGTACCATTACTAGCCTTTACAGAGTTTATACCATAATTACCTGATTGTAAGTTATCTGTTGACAACCCAGTAACAGGTTCTTTCATTGTCAATAATATTGCATATAAAGATACAGCTTTTGTTTTATTTGAGTAACCTAATGCAGATACAAGTATTTCGGTACTTGTTCTACCTACAGTTTGCTCTGAACCCATATCTAAGACTGTTTTAACTGCCAATTATTAGTCCTCCTAATTTATATATTATTAAATGTTTTTACCAAAATATAAAATGTTCTATATACATTATCTCTATTTTCAATAAAATTAGAGGTAGTAACATTACTTTCAATAAAAACATATTTATTTCTAATTAATTGATTATTTTCTTTATCATATACTTGTAATAATTTTCTTTTCTTATATAAAAATAATTCTACATAATTGTGAATTATATCATATAGTTTACCCTCTTTATCTGAATTATAAGCTACACCAAAATCAAATCTTTTGAATGTATTGAATGTGTTACCTGATTGTTCTCTTGAATAAGAATAGTTTGCTTTTATCAATATTGGTTGTTTTTGTTCTAATGTAAAAATTCTTTTAGGTAATTTATTTGTTTTATCTAATTGTAAAGTTATTTTATCAGAAATAATTATATTAAGTATATTAAAAGTGTTTGTTCCATATTTGAATGTTTTATTTAAAAACATATCATTTGTTACTTTTATGTTATTATCTATTTCAACTATTATTTCATCATTATTCTGTTCTATAATTTTGAACTTTAAAGGTTCTTGTATTAAAACATCATCTGTGAAATAATAAGGTAAATTATCTTTTATTACTTGTTTATTTAAGTGATATAATAATGTATTTAATTCTATCATACTACCACACTACTTCTTTTTATAGTTTTTTTACTTGCCACCATTAAACACTCTATTTTATTCCATAAAACTTTAATAACATTTTCCATATCTTTATCAGATTGCGTTTCTAACAAGTCTGTAACATATTCTACTATGAAAGGTTGTAATTTTGGGTCTATACCTCTAGGGTGTCTTGTAGATGGCATATTAGGGTCAGTATTTAACATATCAAAGGCTTCTGAATCTATCGTTAGATAATAAGTTCCATTACTCTTAGTCATTCTTAATGTATCCCCTTTTTGCATTCTCTTTTGTAAATCTTTCCAATGGTCGTAAGGGTCTACATATAATCTAGCAGATAGTTTAGTATATCCTCCTTGTTCTAGTCCACTTCTAAATAAATCTCTTGTAAACCTAGTATCATAAGCTGTTGCTTCTGCTATTTTATAAATATAGATAGCCATAATATCATTTTGATAGAGTTCTAATTCTTTATTAAAGTTTTTTTCTACTTCTTTTAGTTCTTCTATAAATTTACTTAATTTAGTACCATATTTAACCTTAGACATCTAGTAACCTACCATATAACTCTCTTGCAATGTTATAAGAACCATTAGGAGCTACTTTATACACTGTATAAGTATTGCCTTTATAATTTATCTTATAATTTGTAAAATCATTTATAGGACACTGTGAGAGGTTATTATCAAGTAAATTTTTAGCTTGTTTAAGTTCTGATACTAATATATGAAAAATTAACTCTAATTTATGGTTAGTTCTACTTTCTTCTACATACTGTTCCTTTGGCTTTGCTACTGTACATTGTATTTCATACTCCTCTAAATCATTATTAGATTGAATATAACAATAATCATTGAATAAATTTTTTAGCTTTTTAATATGTTTTTCCATTTGTTCTTTTATATTTTTCATATTACCAATCCCTATCTATATATAATAGTCCTGTATTTCTTTCTAATTTATTACTATTTGGGTCTTTTTCATATTGTAAAGCTAATTCATATTGTCTTAAATACTCTGCTACAAGTTGTCTTTTTGCTTTTAATATTTCTAATGGGTTATTATAATTTATTATATCACTATCATTTGTTACTGATTTAACTTCTAAATCATCTGCATAAGTTATTAAATCATTTAAAGCTTTCTCATACAGTGCTTTCCATTCATCACTTGTCTTAGTGTAAATGTAAGTTGTTAATGTGGCTTTCATTTACCACCTCTTTATTTCTTTTTAGTAGTAGGTTTTTCTTCCTTTTCTTCTACTTTTTCTGTTTTATCTATTTCAGTTTCTACTAATTTATTATCAAGATTCATTAGCATTATTGCTACATCTAATTTTCTACCTCTTAAATTTTCACTTCTGTCCCATAATTCTAATGAATTTATTACTTCTCTTGCTAAATCATAGTATTCTTGAAATGCAGTTACTACTAATTCTTTTTTATTATCTGTCAATGTTATTCTCCTCTATTTATAAAAATAGGTAGGTAGAAAACTACCTACCTTAAAGTTATCCTGCTATATTTTCATAAGTTTTATCTATTCTTTTAACTAAATCTTCTAATTTAGTAGCTTCAGCACTTGTCATCCAACCTTTTTTAACTCCAGTTGTTTGTCCTTGTGCTTTTGATAAAATTACACCAGCTTCTCTAGCTAATACTAAATTTTCCATTGGGTGTATTCTTAATTTCATTCCGTTTGTATCAGATGGACTTGTAATTGCTTTTATATCTTTTTCTGTAATTAATGAAAGACCTCTTTGATTTTGTGCTTTATTCACACATTGTAAAATTAAATCTTTTCTTCCACTATCTAAGAATATGATAAAGTCATCTGACATATTAGATATTTCTATAAATTTAACACCTGCAACATTTAAAACAGGCACTCCTTCAACTAAATGTTCATCTTTATACTTAGGATAGTTATATAATTCTCCTAATTCGTATATAGTTCTACTTGAAGCTAGAGCTATTATATCATCCCCTGAATAAGTATTATATGCTTTAATTAAGTCTGCACAATCTAATATATCTTTTACTTTATATCCACCATCTACTGTACCTCTATAGTGAGATGTATTTGCCCATTTAGATTCTAAAGGATTTAATACCCAAGAATTATCTTCTCCTCTTAAAAAACCAAAGCTAGAATTATAAGGTTCTGTTCCAGTTCCACTAGCTTCTGTAGGTAATTTACCATAATCAGAGTGTCCTGTGTATAATGCTTTTAAAAGTTTGCCTGGCTTAAATCTTCTTAAATATACTTGAGAGTATCTTTGTACATCCTTAGCATCTTGTTCTAGTAAGTTTACTCCATTATTTTCAGCTTCCATAATATCTTCTACTTCGTGTTTAAACACAGTAGCATTATATCCTTCAGAAGTTTTTAGTTTAAATTCTTGTAATTTTCTACCAAATTCAGGCACATCAGTTGAGTATGTTCCTTTTGTGAATACTAAATTATGATGTTCCATAGGTATTCTAGCACCTTCTATTCTAATTATTTCTCTAATATTTTTAGATAATATATTTACAATAGGTCTTTGTATTTCAGGTGCAGTTGAGTTTCCTGTTATTAAGTGCATTACTATGGCTTCTGCGTCTTTATTCTTTGTATAAATTTCTTTAGGTAAGTCATATATGCTATTTCCTGCTATAAGTAACAATTTATTTATCCTCCTATATTATGCTTCAAATCCATTAATGAATATTCTTATTGCAACTCTATTTACATTATCTACTAATACTCCTACTATTTGTTTAGTAGTTCCACCAGCAGTTAATGATACTTTTCCTGCTGAACCTAGATAAACATATTGTCCAAGTTTACCTTGTCCTCTTTGTATGCCATATAATTCAGTAGGATTTTCTATAATTGCAAAATTTTCTATTGCTAAATGTCTGTCATTAACTCTTTTATCTGTTTTAGGTTCTATTGTGTAGGCTTCTCCCCATTCAGGAAAATCTCCTTTTGTAGCAATTCCCACAGCTTTTTTAGTTGTTCCTTCATCTGCTAATATTAACTTACCATCAGTATCTACAGCAACTAAAGCACCTATAAATATATCTGCTTTAACAGGTAAAGATAAACAAGGTTGTGCCATTGCATTTAGACCTGTACTTCTTATATTAATTTTATCTGCCAACTTAATGTCCTCCTATTTATTAATAACCATTAGCTTTAGCCCAATTTACTAATACTTTTTCTTTTACTTGTTTTTCCTCTAAATCTAGTTCTTCTTTTGTTTTATGTTCTACATCTAGTTTAACTCCGTTATTATCAAATATACTTGTAGATTTCTTTTTATTTGCACTTTCATATCTTTTCTTTTCTTCTTCTTCATCTATAATTTTAGATAAAGTTTCTTTGTATATTTGATATTCATTTAAGGCTTTTTCAGTATCCTCGTTGTCTAAAACTAATTTTAATTTATCATAATAACCTTGTAAATAAGGTTTTTCTTTAATTTCTTTTTCTATATCTAATTTTAATTTTGCTACTTGATTTATTCTTTTTGTAGCTTCTAACTCTTGTTTTATTCCTTTAACTTCTTCCTCAAAAGTAGATTTAATACCCTCTAAATCTTTTTTCTTTTGTTCCTCAAGTTCTATTTTAGCTTTTAGTATTTCTTGTTCAGCTTTATCTTTTCCAAGAGTTTCTATTGTTTCTTTTAATTTACTTTCTTTTTCTTTAAGTAAATCTTCAGCTATCTTTGTCTTAGCTTTTGTATTTTCTAATTCCTTAGATTTAAGTTCATTTTCTGTTTTTAATTTATCTAATTCAGCTTTTAGTTTATTAAGCTCTTCTAGTAAATTAGGTTCAGTTTTAGGTTCTTCTTTCTTTTTACCTTCATCTTTTTTAGGTTCAGGTTCATTGTTAGAAGTCTTTAAAAACTTTTCTTCTTCTTCACTTAACTTTTCTCCTTTAGCTTGTTTAGATAAGATTTCTTCTAGTGTCAAGATTTCCTCCTATTTTTCTATAATTAATTTTCTCTTTATTTAGACATATTTTGCTATGTCTAACCCATATATAACTTATTCTTTTTTAATGTCAATTTTTTGTTGATTTATTTCACTACCATTTTTTAATTGGTTAGCTTTTACTATTTGTACATCACTATTTCCAAGCATTAATTCATCATTAATTTCTTGTGTTAATTTTTTAATTTCTTCTTCACTTCTACCTTGTTCTCTCCATAATTGTTGTAGTGAAATTTCTCCACTCTTTAACATTAGTGAATTAGTTAAAGCTCTATCATAAGCACTATCTCTAAGAATAGCAGTAGGCATTTTAAAAGACAAATCTATATCTGTTTCCTCATTATACATATTATTTAATTTCAAAATACTTTCAAAAAAAGGTTTAAATCCATTAATTATATTTTGAACATATATCCATATTTTCTGTTCCATTCTACGATTAATTTGTTGATATACCTTAGAACTATCTGAACTTGACAATCTCACATTCAAACTAGGAGGTGTTAATCCTGCTTTTTCGTGTAAACTATCATACACATCATTTCTTTCATTAAACATACTTCTAAGGTCATTAGATATTTGAATGTCTTTGACTTGTGCTTGATTAGGTTTGCTTGTATTTAATCCAGTATTAAAAGCATTTTGTTTTTCAGTATCAGAAGTATCTTCTCTATCTGATTTAATTTCTGCATACCCACCTATATTCATACTACCTGAAGTTAAAGTACCATCTATAACATATATCTTAGGAAAACCTATAATTCTATTAGAACCTCTTATATCACTTTCTATTTGGTCTAATCTTAAACTATCATCAATATATTTATCTGCTGGTATTCTACTAAAAGGACAATTAGCAATACCATTAGATTTAATATGTATAATAGAAAATAAATCGCTAAGTATTTCAGGATATTCTGTTTTACCTAGTATACTTATTTCTCCTTTCTTATCTTTTACTAAGGCAGTACCACTTTTCTTACTACCATCAGTAGATAACATTGTTACTTGTCCTCTTTCAAATACTATTATTACATCTTGTTTATTATCCTCTACAACTCTTTTACTTGCAAAATCAAAATATTTATCATATTTAGTAGTTTGCCATACATAAGTTGTGGGTCTACCAAACTTATCTAATATAATATCAGAAATTTCTTCTGTTGGAATTACAGTAACACAAGGTACATATGCTTTTGCCTTACTTTTAATATCTTCTATTTCTTCAAAATAATAATATAAGAAACAATCTCCTTTACTTTCTAATATATCATATATTGTTGTATTAAGTGATGTCCAATTTATACTCTTTAATATAGGTTTTAGTATCGCTAATTTATTACTATCTATTTGGGCATCCAGTTCTAATATAGGACAAAATGCAACTAATTTAGATATTACCTCTTCTATGGCATCCTTTGTAACATATAATCTCTTTTTATTATCATCAGAAATACTGTCATAATTTCTTTGTTTATTAGGGTCAAAGAATTTATTTTTGAAATGAGTATAAGAGTTACCATTCCTCATTTCTTTAATAATTTTTATTACATCTTGTCTATCTTCCCACAAATTAGGGTCATAAGGTCTATATATAGACATTTACACACCTCACAGTACAGGACACCAAGTGTCCATATTTATTTTCTTTATCTCATTTATTTCTCTCATTAAGTCCTCTTTTGTTGCTACTAATTCTTGTTTGTTTTTATCCTCAAACTTTCTTAAAAATAGAAAAAATCTATTCTTTCCATCATCATATATTCTTTTTCGCTTATCTATTGCATTTACTCTCTCTATTAACTCTTTTAAGCCAATATTAAACAGTGCTAAACTATTCATATGGTCGTCTGAAAATTCATCTCCTCTTGGTGCAGAATAGTTTAATACATAATTATTAGTCTTACCTGCTTTTTTCTCAAAGGATAACATTTCATAATATAACTTTTCAGCTTCCCAACTAGCCTGTTTATTCAGTAATTTTAATTTACCTTCATATAATTGACTTTCAAGATATTGGAACATTCTGCTTTTTAACAAAGCATTATATATTATGGGCATTAAAGAAATTACTACTTTATATTGATTACAATATCTTATAAATTGTTGAGCTAGTGCATATCCAATGGCAGTACAATCAAAACAAAACACATCCACTTTATATTCTATACATTTTTTAACACACATTTCTGCGATTTCATCTACTGAAAATCTTTGTGTTTCATTTTGGTTGAATGTAAACATATTATAAACAGTGCTATAAAAATTAGTTTCATCAATAGTAGTTTTACCTATAATTAAACTCTTATAGTCGTGTTTTATAGATGTATCATATCCTGCAACTATAAAACTACTCATATCTTCTACATCACTTACTACACTATTACCTAATATTATAGGTTCTGTCATACATCCAATAGCTTCTAATATTTCTTCAGTCATAAATCTACCAGTTAAAATATTAGGGTTAAGATAATAGTTAAATTGAATATAAGGAGAGTTTTGACCTCTCTCTTTAATATCTCCTTCAACTTTTTTCTTATAATAAAGTGCCATATTGATGTCTGTTAAAGCTCTTAAACGATAAATTTCTTCCCATTTTCTAACAAACTTAATTACACCACTACTATTGTATTTTGCTACAAACACACTTAAACTATCTTGATTAGGCACTCCAAATATAAATTGACAACCACCAGTAGCAGTTAGGAATGGAGATACTGATGTTTCAAATAATTCAGCATTTATTAACCCAGCCTCATCTATTACAAGGGCATGAGCAGAAAGACCATCTTGAGTAGTACCTACTGATATAGCTCTCATTTGACTATAAGGTATACTTTTCTTTTGCCCTACAAATACCTTATTTATTTCTAAATTTGAAATTTCATCAATAAGTTTACTATCATCTTTTTTATATATTAATTTATCCTCATAATTTTCATTATGAAATTCTACTGCTTTATAAATATAAGGTTTTACTTCTTTACTTAATTTTTCAACAGCATCATTTTTATATGAACCTAAAACTAGATAAAATCTTTCAAGAGGTACATCCATATATTTAGGTAAATATACTACTGCAAAACCACTAAATATCTTTATTAATTCTGATTTACCTGCTTGTCTACTCCAAGCCATTAAAAACTTCTCTGAATTTCTATCAATAGTAGCTTTTATCATTACATATAATTCACTCCATTGATAAACAAATAAAGGTATAGAGTTCATTTGTCCAGTTCTTTTATCGGGTCGTCTACGAACATACATTACATAGTTGAATAAATCTCTATATAAAGGGTTATCTAAAAATAGTTTACCTTCCTCTGTTTCCTTATCATATTCATACATAAATGGAATATAGGTATCCTCATCTTTAATATACATAAATAATAACTTAGAATACTCATCTAAATAGAAAGCTGGTTTTGATAGTTTTTTAGCCATTAATTAACAAACCCTTCTATATCTATATCATTTATGTTATCTAGTACCTCTCCATTATCTGTTGTAAGTTTGACTTTTTCTCTACTAGCTTTCATATACTCTTGAGTTTTATCATCAGCTCTATCTTTTTCTACATTGACAGGACTTACATCATCTAAATTTTTAGCTACTTTTTCCATACTATCTAAGATAGCCCTAATATCTTTACCTACTGCATGTGCTTCTTGTAAATCCCCACAATATTCCTGATATTTCTTAGCTCTATCTAGTTGTGTTTGTAATTCTTCTAGTAAAGCATATCTATACTCTTTACTATTCATTTTTATATTTTCAAGCCATATAGCTTTTTTTTCTTGATAATATTGTTTTAAATTACTTGGTAATTCACTTGCTAAAAATGTTTCAATTTCTTCTAACTCTATATCTATACCTAAAATATCTAGTTTATAATGAATATCAACAGGGGATAATCTCTTGGCTCTCATATCTAATATTTTCTTTAATACTTCTTCATCTTGTGTATTTACAAATGTATCTGTTTTTAACTCATCAATAGTTTTAGATAGCATATTTTCTTTTCTAGTCCATTCTCTTGTCTTTTTGGCTAAATCTTCTTCTAATTCTTGTCTTTTTGCTTTTTCTTCTTGCCATTTAGAATATAATTGTTCTTTATTAAACTTATCTAATATAGCACTATTGACTACAATTTTTTCTTTTGCCACTTACTATTCCTCCTTTTTCTTTCTTTTCTTTGATTTTTTCTCTGCACTCTTTTTATATATTTCTTTTATTTTTTGATATGTAGTTATATCCTTTTGTGCTTTTGCTAACTCTTGCACTGGGTCTAATCCCATATCCTCCGATACAAAAAATCTATTCAAATCTAAATAAACTTTCCATTTGCTAAGCATTTCTACTTAACTTTCTGTTTCATCAAGTCCTATTTCATATTTCTACTACTCTAGTTTGGTATAACTCTCCACAGACTTAAATTCCCGTGTATCGCTCGGTACATATTAATTCTATCTTTTATTTGATTAAGAATTAATTTTATAATTTGCTAAATTAATACTTGCATTATAATCTCTATCTATTTCTAAACCACAACATTCACAATAATATGTTCTATCTGAAAGTTTTAAATCCTTTTTAATATTTCCACATCTTGAACATAATTTAGAACTAGGATAGAATGTTGGCACTTTAGCAAATTCTATTCCATATAATTTACATTTATATTCTATAAAATTTGTAAATCTATAAAAACATTGTTCTGATATTGCTTTGGAAAGATGTTTATTCTTTAACATATTAGTTACTCTTAATGTTTCCATAACAATCTTTGATGGTTTGGTTTTCACTATCTCTGTTGTTACTTGATGAATATGATTAACTCTAATATTAGTTAAAGTTCTATTTATTAATTTTATCTTTCTTTCTAATTTAATAATATTCTTTGTTTTTATAAATTTATTACCTACTTTGTTTATAAGATATTTTTTACTAACTTTTCTTTGTAGTCTTTTTAATTTCTTTTTTAACTTTCTTACTTTTTTAGTTTTATTTATATTCCTATAAACTTTTTCATTAGAACAAGTTGCTAAGTTTTTAATTCCTAAATCTATTCCTATTGCAATATCATTAAGTTTAGTTTTATGTATTTTTATTTTTCTAGTAAAACCTATATACCAATATTTACCATCATAACTTATATGAGGGTCAAGATAATGTTTTTCCCCTTTAAGTAAATTTGGTAAGTGTTCAACTGTTTTAATATCTCCTAACTTTTCACATTGAACTCCATTTTGGGTTTTCTTCATAGTTTCATAATTTACATAAAAACTAATATTACTTTTTCTAGTTTTATATTTAGGAAAACTTGCTTTTTTATCAAAGAATTTCTTATAAGCCAAACATAAATCTTTTACAGATTGTTTTAAAACATTACTTCCTATTTCATTTAAAAATTCATAGTCTTTTTCCTTTTTAAGTAATGTCATTTCTTTTCTTAGTTCAGTATCTTTAATAAATTTATTTCCTTTATTATAATTATCTATTTGTTTAGTCAAAGCCCAGTTGTATATAAATCTTGAACAACCTGCTGACTTCCATAATAATTCTTCTTGTTCTTTGGTTGGTAATAATCTTATTCTACTACCTATAAATGTATAATTTTCCATATCTATAATATACACACCTCCTTTTTAATTAAGATATGTATATTATAACACGAGTTAATTTAATTGTCAAATTTATTGTTTTTATCTAATAGATTTTTTGTGCATTCACTTTAAGTCGCAACTCTTAAAGCAGTCTTTCTCTCACGAGTAGACCTCTTATGCTTTCACATAAGTGTAGACTATTTGGCTATCTCTTAACTAAAATAATTAAGCGATATTGTATTTTTCCTCCACCTTAATATAAAGTCGTGTCAATATATTTGCTTGTGGTTTTACTTTCCCATATTTATGGTTATCCTCTTTTAAAAGGGATGACTACTAATCATCTAGTCGTTGGGGGTCTACCATATCATTTCTGACTTAGGTCTTTCCCTGCTAAACACCCATTGTTTAAATCCCTTAGCACCTCATTATTTAAGGCTTTTATTTCAGCATAGAACATACTTTTAATTTTTTCTGTTTTTCAACAACCATTCAGCTTACCATTTCTAGTTACTGTTTAGGTTTAAAAGTCTTTAGGGTTTCAAAGCATTTAACACAAGTCCTTTTACATATTTCTATATAAAGGGGGTTTATCTACAATTATTACTATAATTTTTTATAATTGTTATTCTTCCCATAATTCAAATGCTAATTTTCTCAATCTCTCTAATGAATAATTTATAAAGTGTTTTGGAAAAGAACACTCTCTAATTAGTTTCTCTTTTTCTAATTCAGGTGTATATATTACTGTGTCTTTTAATATACCCTTTTTTAATTTCTTTGGTTTTTTATTTCTAATTTTAGAAATAGTCCATTCTTCATAATCTATTGTAATTCTCTTTGTAATATCTCTATGATATTTATATATATCATAATCTTTTAAATTTAATATTTTTTTCCAATAAGCCATTGTACCCATAGATATAGGAGTTTTAAACTTAGTTCTACAATCTATTTTATATAAACCTGTATCCTCCATAAATTCTTGTGTACATACTAATTTTCTTTCGGGTATTTTATTATTATCTTCATCTAAATAATGGTCTAATAAATATTGTCTAAACTGTTCATGTGTCATCTTTAGTTTATTAGGTCTATTATCTATAAACATCTCATCATCTCCTTTTAAATAAAAAGGTAGTAAGTCTTAACCTACTACCTATCTAAAAGAGAAAATCAGAGAAAAATAGCATATTTGACTTTTAACAAAAAGTGTGCTATACTTAAATCAAAAGATATAGAACTGTATAAAAATAGTCTATATCTAAACATATATATAACAAGATTATATTTTATGTCAATTTTAATTAAAGAGAGGGTTATATGGAACAAAAAGAATTTAATGCGAAAACAGATTTATACCCCTACGCACATGAGTATTATTTTGGTTTCTTTAAAACTAAACAAATGACAGATTTCATAAGAAATATGAATAAAATTAATCCTAATATAGATGATGAATATTTTAGTTTAAAACTTTATTTAACTTGTTTAGAACACAATTTAAAGCCAAACAAACAATCAGCCTACTATTTACTTCAACTTGAATGGAGAAAGCTAAAAAAGTACCCTACAAGTCTTAAAAATGTAAATCTAAAAGAACTTAAAGATGAAACAGTATTAGATATTAATAATTTAGAAGAAAAATGTATTAAAGAAGTAAATAATATAAATACACATAAATTATATGAAAAAATAATGAATTATGTAGAAAAGACCTGTAAAGAAAGACAAAAACAAGTATTTAAACTTTATTTTCTTGAGGGTCTTAGAATGGTTGATATTCAAAAAAAAATGAATTTTAATAGTAGACAAGCAGTGGATACTACACTAACTAAACTTATAAATAAAATTAAAAATAAATTCGGTGTAGAGTATAAGAAATTGAAATTAGATGATTAAAAAAA